CCCAAGCCGTCATTTCAAGACCCGACTCCAATGCCAACGCCAACGCCGACGATTCAGATGCAGATGCAGATGCAAGACCCGAAGCTTCAAGACCTGATGCAAGCGTGAAGGCGTGCAAGGACATTCGCGTGATTTTCGCGCACGATTTGAGCGGCTCAATGGAGGGGAGCCGCAAACAGATTGCGGATGGCACAAATGAATTCGTGCAGGATCTACAATCACGCTATGAGCAACCGTGCGATTTTGGCGCGAAGTTTTGTCTCATTACGTTCTCCGGCGAGACAATAACGGTTGGCGAGTGGGCCGACATTCACGATGTCCCCGTTTTCGACGCCCACAGTTTCGTGTGTCACGGATCGACACCGCTATGGGACGCGTGCGCAGTTGGCATTCGCAAGCTGGTACGCGATTGCGAAGGCGTTACCGGTGCACTGTACGTGTTCACCGACGGCGACGACAACAACTCGAAAAAGGTTCTTCGCGGCGACATCCGCGAGAAAATTTCGAATCTGAATCCGGCATTTCATACAATGTTGTTCATTGGCTCGGATCCTTTGTCGTCTGCTGCGAATGCCGATGCAATCGGCGCGACGCGAACCACGTCACTGAACCCGTCGTCGGATGATACGCCAAGTGCGATGCGTGCGTGCACGAATACCATTGCGCGTTGCGTAACCGGTGAAACGCAAACCCCGGTGTTCAATGATGACGATGTCATTATGTCGGAAGGGCATTCAGCGCCTCGTTCGGCGCCTCGTTCGGCGCCTCGTTCGGCTCATTCGGCTTACTCTCAATCGGATGCTTTCGATGACAATGTACCGTCTAGACGATAGACGGCGATAAGGATAAGGTAATAAGGTAAAGGTAAGTGTTATATTAATATTATCTGTGTGTTAACTAACACTTTTTATTTTTTTATTATAAATATATAAAATCATGAAACGTCTGAGAACGAAAAGGTTTAGGAATGGTAGAAAAAAAGTGTATCGAAAACAAAATAGAACAATTAAAAATAAAAAAATGATTGGTGGATTTAATACAGAAAAAAGTATAATCGAAGCGTTACAAAAGAGTGGACAGTATGAACGATGGAGAATCTCGGGTGGTAAATTTGGATTAATAATACCGGGGCGGTCGAGTACATTTCAATATGAGGATTTTCGGGGAGATACAGTGTATGTAAACGAGGTCTCAAGCAAATACCGTGATGGTGTAATTAATATTGCTGTATTTAAACAGATTACTAAATCTAAACATATTACTAAATCTAAACCTATTACTAAAACTAATTATGGGATAAGCAAAGCACCTATTAAACCTATTAAAAAACCTTATGATCTTGATGCCCAATTTTCTAATTTTAGTATCTCTGGAAGCAAGAAACCCTATTCCTGATCCTGATCCTTAGCACATAATCGCGACTTGTGCACGAACAGTTTCTCATTTTTGTACTCCTCGGTTTTGGGGGCCGTTGTATCATCACTGCATTTAAACCGCGTTTTAACGCTCTGGCACGCGCTCCTGTACCGCTGCATGCTCCACACTTCCACGAAGTCTTCAGGTGCCGACATCTCGCTTATCAAAACCGTGTGACGCGTGCTCCATTCGCGCATTCGTTCCCAGAACTCGTCACTATCGAAGTCGTCGTAATGTTTCACGTCGCGCCGGTACTTGATGGGGAATTTAGTGCTGCGGTAAGGCGGATCGCAGTACACCAAATACGGACGCTCTTGCGTAGCCGTAGCAGTAGCAGTAGCAGTGGATACAGTGTTTCGATAATCCAGGCACTGAAATGTAACGACGGGTGAATCGGTTGATTTATATTTATGCAAAATGGCTTGTACGGCTTTTACGCTGTGCGTCATTTCACCCAAGAAGTCCTCTTTTTTCCCGTTGGCGTACTTTGGCGCAAATGAGGCGAAATAGCGTCCGCCGAAACCGAGCCCGAACCCGATAAACGCTTTTAAGGCAATCGGGTCGCCGTTCGGCAGTTTTGTCGCCTTGATTCGCAAATAGTCTTCTTCAGTAGCACACACGTCTTCAGCGGGGTACTCGAAAGTTCCGGCCTGGACTTCGCGCCACATCTGGATAAGGTCAGGATGGTAGTCGGATGCCAAAATAGTAGCGGATGGAGGGAATGTATCGACAACGACACGCAATACTCCGAGCGAACCACAAAACGGTTCAACGTATGCATTGTACGCATCATTATGCGCGTGCGTTAGCGTTAGGAGTGTATGCGATAAGGCAGCGGATTGACCCGTCGTCCAAATGTCGCGCAAAATTGGCCCGATTACTTTACCGAGTCGCTGTTTTCCTCCCAAATATTTCATATTATATTTATATTATATGATTAAATCGCTTTGCGTCTAATACTTTTCAATATATTAATATAATCATAGTTCATTCATAATTTACATTTGCGGGGTTGGTATTATTAATATTGAATCGGCAAACGGGGCACGTGCTATGCAACGCCAACCACCGGTTTAAACCGTTTTCGGAAAAGTAGTGATTGCACTGCAACATAAGGACTCGTTCATCGGTTGCGAACGGTTCGCGAGTTATAGGACAGGCGTCATACGTTCGGTGATTATTGGTGATGTCCGAATACCGCATCCCAATTGTGTTGTTGTTGTTGTTGTTGTTGTTGTTGTTGTTGTTGCTGTTTGCAACATTTCTTGTTGCCGCGGCACCGGCACCAGCACCAGCACCAGCACCGGCACCAGCACCAGCACCGGCACCAGCACCAGCACCGGCACCAGCACCGGCACCAGCAGACGCATACGCTGACAACAAATTAAAAATTGTTATTGGATCATTGTCCTGTATCGGTATGTTAAACGTAACTCCAGATATATAATCAACGTCATCGGCTCTTGCCAGCGACGACGGCAACGGCACCGTATTGGTGGATTGGCGTACGTCTCGAGTCGGTGCGCGTTGACCCGATAGATGTTGTTGATGTGGTTGTGTTCGCGTAGTGGGTGCGTACAATGTGTCCTGAATCGACCGAAACATCGCGTTTGTTGATCGAACGTGTTCGAAATACGTTTCTAAGAATGAAGCGTATGCGGCGGCGCCGGCGCCGCCGCCATTAACACCGGGTTGATTGCCATTTGTTCGCGATCGATACATTGAAATATAAGTTGTATAATTTGTATAATTTGTATATAATTATATAAAATTTGTTTGTATTGTTTTTATTATTATTATTATTATTATTACATTTTTGCCATTATTGGCAGAACCAGATCAGTCATTCCAAATCCGGCCATTTTTTGAACCAGGCGGTACTGCTTGCTGTCGTCGTAATCGATCATAACTTCATTGCACGAAAATTTGGCCTTGGAATATTGCCCTATAAGTGGAGTAATCACGGTATTCACATAATTCACCGTGTCGCGCACAATCGGCTGACTTACGTTGACGACAGAGGACCATGAAGCCGGTGGTGCCAGTATATTTTTTATTTTCTGCTGAATCGCGGTATCGATTTCTATCTTTAATTCCTGAAGCCGTTTCGAGTGTTCCGCGTTGGATGTCACATCAAGGTATTGCATTCTAAAGTAGTCGTACTTTGAAAACGCGTCAGTCATTCGTTTTTGCATTTTCCCGAAATCGGCGACGGTCTTGTCTTCCGTTGAATAATTAAACAGCAAATCCAACTTTAATCGAATGATTTTGTCTTTTAGTATTTCAATATCGGCATATCGCTCGTTCATTGCCGCTTCTAAATGGCCATATTTAGGTTTAGATTTTACGATAAGTCGATTGCAGGCATTGACTGGCGCGTCGCACGTGATGCGCAATTCCCCGTTTTCAGTTGAAAACAGCATTCTGCACGGCTTTCGGCATAATTCGCATACGTGCAGCAGTTTCAACCCGTTCCGCTTTTCTGCCACCGACAGTCCGCGATTCATTTCTTTCGACAGGAATTTGTCCCTCATTTCTCTCGTTTTCTTATCGTACTGTTCTTTTATTTTATAGAATTCGCTTATACCGGCTTCAATATGGCGTATATTCGCCTGATTGGTTGGATCCGCAGCAGACGCGGATGACGATGAAGTTGATGACATTTGTTATTATTGTATTTAGTTACTCTATTATTTTTATTTTTAGTATATATTTTATTATTTTTTTTAATATAATAATATATAATAAACAACAACACAACACAACCGTATAAAATGCGTAACCGACAAACCGCGCGACAACGAGAACGACGAGCGCGACAAGCACGTGAGCGCGCTCGCGCTGCAAATATCAGCAATGAAAGTGTACTAAGCAATCGAAGCACTAGAAGCAATCGAAGCAATGAAAGTGCGCTAAGCAATCGAAGCACTAGAAGCAATCGAAGCCGCAATAGTGACCACCAAATGAACGGCGGCCGCAGGTTTAAAATGCGAGGTGGTTGAGGCCAGGCCATGGTATAAATAAATAAATAAAACATCGAATACTTATGCGGTGCGCTTGAAAATGTATATTTCATTTTCATTTATGACGGTGCATTACAAAAGTTGTGCGCGCGAATTCACAGCCGTATGCAACCCGACCACCGCCTGCATATATTCATTTACTTACGACTATGAGACAAAAAGCTTGTTCATATTCGTGACTTCCATTTTTTCGCCAGCAGGTACCGCCAAAAATAGCTTTTTGATGTTTGTATCATCGCGGAATCGCACAGTGTAATCCTGCTGCAGCGCGTTTCGACCGATTCGCCCCATCGCCTGAATCGTTTTTTCTTGCGTAATCGTCGCCAAATCTTTTCCAATGTACCCGTGGCAGAACTGATAGTTTGTTCCGTAAATATAGTCGGACGACGCGATAATCAAGTACAGTTTTTGGGTTTGCGCCAGAGTTTTGATAATGTCACTGTACTGCGTGTTTTGCGCGTTGGCGCTGAGCTGGGACGAGATCGCGCCGATTCCCATTAACAGCAGCAACTTCCAAATATTATCGACGGGGAGCAACATAATTCGCTCCACCGTTTCGGGATCCACGTCGCTGCTGCACTGGTTCGTTTTTTCTATTTTACCATCAGTCCATTCGTACAAGTGCTCGCCGCTGTTCGGTATAAACAGCTCGTTTAAGGTGACCGTTTTAACCATTGACCGCAGTTCAGCTAACTGCGCGTGCAGCTGGAACAACTCGTCGCACTTTTTCATCGCTTTATCAGATTTATCATTAATGCACATTTTAGAATCCTGTTCCTTTTTACTCACGGACCGCCCACCGCGCACGCCGCCAGTCGAATCGCCTCCTCCTCCCCCTCCTCCTCCCCCTGACCCGCCGCCTCCGCCTCCGCCCTCGCGCTTGATTCGCTCGTCGTCAATGCGCTTGTCCAGCTCGTCTATGCGCTCCGTGAGCTTGTCATTAAATTCAATATCCTCCATAATGTCGTCAAACACGGTGACTGGAATATTGGCCGTTTGCAGCGCAAATTTCGCCACTTTTTCCACATCGTCGGTCAAGTAAATAGTGGGCCCGTCCGTTAAAGTGTGCGCGTCCGCCGTGGCAAAATAAATACTGGAATCGTAAAACCGGGTGCGACTGGACAGTAACGCGTCGCTCAAACCGCGCCACGCGCCCGGATTTATATTCTCCAGCATATCCAAATAGTACATTTTTATGCTCGTCATTGTAATGTCCGTTATTTTACCCGCAAAGTAACGGAAAATGGAATACTTGGAAGAACTCACGGCACCCATTTTATGCGCGGCGCAAATAAACCGCACCACCTCGCGAAGGTCGAAGTAGCGCATAATTGTTCGGTACTGTTTGCAGTGCGCAACACTTTCCTTCACCCGCTCGTAACCGTCGCGTGCAAACAGGTAGTGCGGCAGCTCAACGAAACCGTCCTTGTTTACAATGGGGATTGATTTTTTACAGTCGTGACTCACAATGCTGTGTGTTTCGCCCCCAACAAATCTGCTGCGAAAATCGTTCAACGTGGTGCGAATTTCGGATTCTTGTGGCAGCGTGGCCGATGAGAGCACAATGTTCGGAATAATGTTTTTTGCCCACGTGTTGTGTATAATGGGGTGATACGCGTGGTCCTGATAATCCAGCATAATGGTGGGTTCGTCCCAGTACATTACGAGCTTGTCCAGCGGATTGAACGCGTTCATGTAGTGCATTGCGTACAAGTACGACTTGACGTCACATATCATAAGCTCCACATTGTCGCCGACGCTGTTGTCCACTTTACGGATGCCGCCCGTGCGCCAATCGCGCGTGGCTTCCTTTGCCGCAAAGTAGTGGAGGCGAATGTCGTCGATGTTATTGCATCCGAACGCAAACGCTACCTTTTTTTTCATAGTGATGGCCGATTTTGCCAGCGCAATTCCGACGTGCCGCGCGGCGCAGATGAAAATAACGCGAAAGTGTTCAGTTATTCCTAGCGGTGACAGCGTTTTTCCCGTGCCGGTGGGTGCGATGT